CTTTATCTAAATTATCCCAAGTCAATCCAAGGCATTCTCCAAAACGCATTCCGCTTACCATTGCTAAAAGAATAATATAGCGTGATTGATATTTAGGATTGATTCCGTCTAACAATGCTGCATACAGCCTTTGATATTCTTCGAAAGATAAAAATTTACTTTCTTCAGTAAACGCCCTTTCGTCATTCCCTTTAATTTTAACGAATTCGCATGGATTATACATAAGAACTCTAGTTTGAACCGCATGTTTAATAGCACCGCTTGTATAAGTGTGATACTTAGCAACAGATTCAGTTGATAACCTTTTTGCCAACTTGTTGATGTATGCTTGATAATTATCATGAGTTATATCTTTAAGCATGACGTTAAAGTTTTTTCGAACATATCTAATAATCATATCTATACGCTTGGAAACACCAAGCGAAACAGTTCCGTCTTTATATAGTCTCTTCCAGTTATCCATATAATCTGCAAGAAGCATTCTTTCTTTTGCGAAGTTCTTGCCTTGCAGCATTTCATTCTCACGAAGGATGGATGCATCCTTTGCTTCTGCCTTAGTTTTAAAACCGCTCTTGGATACAGCCTTTTGCTTGCCGTTGTCATAGTAATATACTTTGTAGGACCAAGTTTTTCCACGTTTATAAATGCTTGCCATAGTTTACCAACCTTTCTATTTGTGGTAAAATAGGGCATATTAAAGAGCCCTATTTCAGGGTGAATTTTGTTCAACACCGTGCTATTCCGCCAAGAATTGAAGTACGGTGTTTTTTTGTTTTAAAACACTACAGTTCCAACATAATTTAATGTATCATCTTCAGATACTGCAATATCTTTATATTTCTTATTTAATGATACCAATCTAATAGAATTATCTGTAATATATATCTTTTTAAGATAAGCCTCACCATTAACGATTACTGCACCGATTGTTCCATTTCTAAAATCAGTTTCTCGTTTGATGAACACATAATCTCCATTGTTGAACATTGGTTCCATTGAGTCACCGTTGACCTTTAAACAAAAATCAGTACCACTTGGAACCATATCAGCACCAAAGCTAATTGTTTCTACTTGCTCATCATCAAGATACAATCCAGTACCAGCAGAAATACTTCCATAAAACTTAACTTCATACCAGTCTGTTTCTTCTTCAATATAATCGTTGATGTTTGTTATCTTATTTTTTTGTTCATTAAGTTGTTCAGTAGCAAAGTTGTATACTTTAGACTGTCTCTTGGATTCTAGTTTGTTGTATACATTCAGTAACTCATTTTGAGTTTTGTTTCTATCTGAAGCTATGGTTTGAATGCCAAGAAGATATTCAGAACTGACCCCAAGAACATCAGAAAATAAATTAATCTTATTGATTGGTAATTGTCTACTTTTATTAAAATATCTTGATATGGATGATTTAGGCAATCCCAATTTTCTAGCGAACTCACTCAAGCTCCATCCTTTTTGATTGCATAAGTCGATAATAATATCAACGATTTCGGAATTAGTTCTCATGATTTTGAAGCTCCTCCTTTTGCTTTATTTATGCGATTATTATAACACTAATGTTCCCAAAAAGAAACATTTTTTATTTTTTTTAATTTTATGTGTTGACAAACGGGAACGATAGTGATATTATTAGGTCACGGTTAAGAAATTAGTCGTACAAAAACGCATAAAACGATCACACAAATGCAACATACATTGAAGGAGGTGATGAGAGTTTGAAAAAGATTCTATTTAACCCTAACCGTTTGAAAGCTGAACGAATTGCAAGAAATCTCTCTCAAGAAGAGGTGGCGATTAAGTTAGGCAAAAATCGAACTTGGTTGGCAAAAAGAGAGAATGGGAATGTAGACGTCGGTGCTGATGATTTGGCAGCTATTGCGACAGTATTAAAAGTTGATGACTTGTCAATTTTTTTTACATAAAACGTTCCCGAAAAGCAACGATTTAAGGAGGAAATAATATGAGTGCAGAAGCATTATCAGATATTACAAAAATCGTTGTAGAAACAGACGAAAAAGACCCTAAAACCATTGCAGTCATCACGGCAGATGATATTGACAGTGCAGAAGGTTTTAGAGTCAGAATTACCCCTAAATATGAAATTGAAATAGGAGATGATACGAATGCACCATTACATGACATTTTACGAGGAAGATGGAATCAAGTACGCAGAGGCTTGGTTACAAATTAATTTTCTAAGTTGGTGTTTTTGCTTCTGGAAAATTAAAAAGGCCATCTCTTAAGAGACGACCCAATAAAACTATTTTTTGACCCATTTGTTCCCAGGTTTTTGAGTAGGTGGGAGACGGTCCCCCTTATCAATATGAACAACACGAGGTCGATTTACAGCACCACCTTTAGGACCAACTTCTTGATATGTTCCTTTTGGTTGGTTATCTGTACCAGGTTTAATTGGTTTAGACATATAAACACCCCCTTTCCCCAATTACGATTATAGAACTGAAAGAGGGTTACAACAATATGAAAAAACATGAAAGGAGTAAAAACCATGGAACAATCAACGCTTGATTATTACGAACTAATATTCTTCGAAGTCGTAAAAAGAAAACCAGAGAAATTTGTTGGATTAATAAAACCGTTTATTGATTCAAGAAGTAATCAAAGGTGGATAACGACTGAAGAGTTGTGTGAAGCGATTGGAACGAGTTCCAGTTCGTGGCACAAAAGTGAAATTAGAAACCATCCTGTGGTGGTTGCAGCAAGAAGAACAGATACACGACCATACAAATATCAAGCGAGCATGATTGATGAAATACAGAAAGTATGGGATGGAAGGAGAAAACGATGAGAACGGAACGAAGAAGAAAAACGAGGGTACAATTCATTCCATTCATGAGATGGATGCTAGGATGGTACATTTTAGCATTTGGAATCATTATCGCAATGATGAGCATTGTGCTCTTGGTAGGAAAGGCGGTTGAACAACACGAATCAAAAGTGAATCTAATTAGAAGTGGGCAATATGTAGAACCTGATTTTCAAGACTCATGGAAAACAAAGGAGGAAAAGAAATAATAATTCATACCAAAACGAAAACAAAAAAAGCCGATGAAACAATCACCGACTTTCTAAAATAACCAACTAAATTATAAAAAAATAACTGCGAAAAAGCAAATTAAGGAGTAAAAATCATGGAAGAAAAAATTGTTTTTAAAAAGAAAGTTATATTGCCAATATCTCATAATGAACGATACCCAAGAATCAGAGTGGAAAGAGAAACTTATGAAGAAATTGTTAAATTATCACTCGTAACTGGACATACTCAAAATGACATCACTACCGAACTTCTTAATTTTGCGTTAAAGCATGTTGAAGTTAGTGATGAAATAGAAATTTTTGATAAAGGAGTTTAAAAATGACAGTTAAAATCAACAAACTAGAAATCGAGAATGTGAAGCGTGTCAAGGCTGTCACAATCGAGCCTACATCAAACGGGCTCACAATTCTCGGTGGCAACAACAACCAAGGAAAAACAAGTGTCCTCGATGCCATTGCTTGGGCATTAGGTGGAAACAAGTACAAACCAAGCAAACCAGCTCGTGACGGGTCCATGAATCCACCAACACTTCGATTGGAACTATCAAACGGACTCATCGTGGAACGTAAGGGCAAAAATTCAGATTTGAAAGTTACGGATCCAAGTGGACAAAAAGCAGGTCAACAACTTCTTGATTCATTCGTGGAAGAACTTGCTTTGGATTTACCAAAATTCATGCAATCAAATTCAAAAGAAAAAGCCAATACATTGCTTCAAATCATTGGCGTTGGTGATAAGCTCTACGAACTAGACCAAACGGAATCCCGATTGTATAGCGAGCGTAGAGCCATCGGACAAATCAAAGACCAAAAGAAAAAATATGCAGCGGAACAACCACAGTATCCAGATGCTCCAAATGAATTAGTAAGCATTTCGGACTTGATTCACGAGCAACAAGAGATTCTTGCACGAAATGGTGAGAATGCTCGTAAGAGACAGAATCGAGAAGAGATTCGTTCTCAATTGCATCAATCTGAAGAAAGATTAAAACAAATCAAGGAAGCACTTGCTGAAGAAGAATCTAAACACGAGAAATTGATGGGAGATTACATTATTGCAAACAAATCCATTGAAGACTTAGTGGATGAATCCACAGAAGAAATCGAAGCATCAATCTCAGACATTGAAGAAATCAACCGAAAGGTTCGAGCAAATCTCGACAAAGAGAAAGCTGAAGAAGATGCAAAAGAATACGAGAAACAATACAACAACTTGTCAGCAGAAATCGACAAGGTTCGAGATGAACGTAAGTCACTTCTCGACAATGCGGATTTACCACTTCAAGGACTATCTGTGGAAGATGGAGAACTCGTCTTCGAAGGACAAAAATGGGACAACATGAGTGGCTCTCAACAATTGAGAGTATCGACCGCAATTGTTCGCAAATTAAAACCAGAATGTGGATTCGTACTTCTAGACAAGCTTGAACAAATGGACATTCCAACATTGACCGAATTCGGCAAGTGGTTAGAATCAGAAGGACTCCAAGCCATTGCGACTCGAGTGTCTAGTGGAGAGGAATGCCAAATCATCATCGAAGATGGATATGTAGTGTCTGATACAGTCACACCATTCCAAGATACAGAACCAACGAATAAATGGTCGTTTTAAGAAAGGAGTAAACAATGAATATTACAAGAGGTAAACAAGCACGAGCTCAACGTGTCGTGATTTACGGTACTGAGGGCATCGGGAAGTCAACATTCGCATCACAATTCCCGAATCCATTGTTCATCGACACAGAAGGCTCAACATCGAACATGGATGTAGCACGTATGGATAAGCCTACATCATGGACAATGCTTATGAATCAAATTGCATTCGTCAAAGCGAACCCAACAGTTTGTAACACATTAGTCATCGATACAATCGATTGGGCTGAAACATTAGCAATCGAGAGTGTATGTGCTCAACACGGAAAGAAAGGCATCGAAGACTTCGGATATGGCAATGGATACACGTATGTCAGAGAAGAATTTGGAAGATTCTTAAACAAGCTTCAAGAATTAGTAGACATTGGTATCAACGTGGTATTGACAGCACACTCTCAACTTCGCAAGTTTGAACAGCCTGATGAAGATGGCGCTTATGATCGCTACGAATTAAAACTTGGTAAGAAGACGAGCTCGCAAACTGCCCCAGTTGTAAAAGAATGGTGCGACTTACTTTTATTCTGTAATTACAAAACTGTGGTAATGACATCAGAAACTAAGAAGAAAAAAGCACAGGGTGGTAAACGTGTCATGTACACTACACACCATCCAGCGTGGGATGCTAAGAATCGACACGGACTCCCAGATGAGCTGCCAATGGAATATGCTGCTATCGCACACATCTTCGCTTCTTCATCTCAAGAAGCACCAAAGAAGCAAGCTCAAGAGGTGGGCGTTGGAAAAGTAGTAAGCGAGCCTCAAATTGATGAGCAAGTGCCCTCAGTTGATGAAGTTATCCCAACAGGAACGAGTGGAGAAGAAACTCAAGGAGATCCGTTCCCTCTTAAAGAACCAATCAATATACCAGACTCTATTCCAAACAGTCTGAAAGATTTAATGCTTCAAAATTCAGTAACTACTGAAGAACTACAAGCGATGGCATTTAGTCGCAAACACTTCCCAAAAGATACACCGATTGAAAACTTCCCATCAGATTATTGGGACTTCATCGTTGCTCATTGGGACGAATCAATGCAAGTAATCACTCAAAACAGAAATTTATTTAAATAAGAAAGAGGTAAACAATTATGACAGAATATAACAACAACTTTGAACGTGAATTTGGATGGGATGATGTTATCCAACAAGACCAAGAATTCGTACTTCTACCAGAAGGACTATACGAGTTTACAGTAACAGGATTTGAACGAGCACGACACACTCCAAGTGGAAACGGAAAGCTTCCAGCGTGCAACAAAGCAATCGTATCGGTTGAAGTGGTAGCTCCTCAAGGGAAAGTAACAATGAAACACAATCTATTCTTACACAGCTCAACTGAAGGTATGTTATCAGCATTCTTCGGAGCAATCGGACAAAAGAAAAAAGGTAGTCCACTTCAAATGAATTGGAACACAATCACGGGAGCTCGTGGAGTGTGCAAAGTAGGTATTAGAACTTACAACGGGAACCAATACAACGAAATTAAATCAATGTATTATCCAGAAGATGTAAATCCAGATCATGTGTTGAATCGTACTCAACAACCAGTACAACAATTCCAACAAACTCAACAAGTACAACAACCAACTCAACAATGGGCAGGTGGAGCGTTCTAAAGGAGGGACATTGAATGGAATTACGAAAGTATCAAGAAGAGGCTCGTGAGTCCATTCAAAAAGAATGGGCAGAAGGTCGAAAAAAGACTCTTCTCGTTCTTCCAACAGGATGCGGAAAGACGATTGTGTTTTCAAAAGTAATCGAAGACAGAGTGAGAATGGGCGAGAGAGTTCTCGTCCTCGCTCACCGTTCGGAGCTGCTAGACCAAGCGAGTGACAAGTTGCTTCAAGCGACAGGACTTCAAACATCGCTAGAAAAAGCTGGGTCCACAAGTCTTGGTTCATGGAATCGTGTGGTCGTTGGATCCGTTCAAACCTTGCAGCAACCAAAGCGACTCGCAAACTTCGAGAAAGATCACTTCAATACAATTGTGGTGGATGAAGCTCATCATTGCATCTCAGATGGCTATCAACGTGTGCTCTCACACTTCGATAGTGCGAATGTGCTCGGTGTGACAGCTACTCCAGACAGAGGAGATATGCGTAATCTAGGGACATACTTCGACTCGCTAGCCTACGAATACACTCTGCCTAAAGCCATCAAAGAAGGCTATTTGAGCCCAATCAAAGCACTCACGATTCCGTTGAATCTCGACCTTTCAAGCGTATCGATGTCACAAGGTGACTTCAAAGCGAGTGATGTTGGGAATGCGTTGGATCCATACTTGGAACAAATTGCCGATGAAATGTTACAACATTGTAAAGACAAGAAGACGGTCGTATTTCTTCCGTTAGTGAATACATCCAAGAAGTTCAGAGACATCTTGAACTCGAAGGGATTCAAAGCTGCGGAAGTAAATGGAGAATCTAAAGACAGAGCTGAAATCTTAGAAGATTTTGAAAATGATAAATACAACGTACTATGCAATTCAATGCTTCTTACTGAAGGGTGGGATTGTCCATCTGTCGATTGTGTAGTGGTCTTGAGACCGACTAAGGTTCGCTCGCTCTATTCTCAAATGGTAGGGCGTGGAACAAGGTTACATCCCGGGAAGACACATCTTTTGCTTCTCGACTTCTTATGGCATACAGAGAAGCATGAATTGTGTCGTCCAGCTCATCTCATTGCGGAGAATGAAGAGGTCGCAAAAGCGATGGTCGAACGTACTGAAGACAACACGGGAGCAGAATTTGAGCTTCTTGAATTAGAAGAAGTGGCAAAAGAAGATGTGACCGCACAACGTGAAGAAGCACTTGCGAAACAACTCGCTGAAATGCGTAAACGTAAACGCAAGCTTGTGGATCCGCTCCAATTCGAAATGTCGATTCATGCCGAAGACCTCACGAGCTATGTTCCATCATTTGGATGGGAGATGAGCCCACCTTCAGACAAGCAACTTCAAACATTAGAAAGACTCGGAATCATGCCCGATGAGATTGGCAATGCTGGGAAGGCTCAAAAGATTCTTGACCGCCTCTCTAAACGCCAAAACGAGGGCTTGACAACACCAAAACAAATCAGATTATTAGAACGCTATGGATTTCGAAATGTGGGAATGTGGCAATTCGAAGCAGCATCTAAGCTCATCAATCGCATTGCTGCGAATGGTTGGAGAGTTCCTCACAACATCGATGTCCATAGTTACCAAGGAGAGTGATTGAGTGGAAGAAAACAACTTACTTGAATTATTAGAATACATCGACCCCTCATTCCTCAACTATCAAGAATGGGTCAATGTCGGGATGGCTCTCAAACATGAAGGCTATTCGGCATCAGATTGGGAGTCATGGTCGGCTCGAGATTCGGGACGATATCATCCTGGAGAGTGTTTCAAGAAATGGGACTCATTCCAAGGGACAGGCTCTCCAGTCACAGGAGGAACAATCTTCCACATGGCTGTGGAACATGGATTTGAGCCTTCGAGACTACATGATGATGGACGAGGTGCTCTCGAGTGGGATTCATCGATTCAATATGATAATGACTATAAATTTGTTGATAAAGCGTGGATTGATGGTAAGGAATTCCACGAACCCAAGAATTGGAATCCAGTTCAAGAAATCATTCGATACTTAGACACGTTATTCCAATCAGATGACATTGTGGCATATTCAACACAATCTTACGCTAAGACGAACGCTGAGACTGGAGAGGTTGAGAAGTATCTTCCACATCGTGGAAATTACGACAGGACCGCAGGGAAGCTCATTGACGAGCTTGAACGATGCAATGGTGACATTGGTTCAGTTTTAGGCGATTACAACGAGAAGGCAGGAGCATGGGTCCGATTTAATCCCATGGATGGGCAAGGAGTCAAGAACGATAACGTTGTAAGTTATCGCTACGCTCTTGTGGAATCGGACAACATGGATTTGGAAAAGCAGAACGCAATCATGCGAGAGCTTGAACTTCCAATTGCAACACTCGTGTACAGCGGTGGCAAGTCCATCCATGCAATCGTTCGAATCGAAGCAGCAAACAAAGAAGAATACAAAAAACGTGTAGATTATTTATACAAAATTTGTAAGAAGAACGGTCTAAACGTAGACGAACAAAACAAGAACCCTAGTCGATTGAGTCGTCTCCCAGGGTTCATTAGAGATGGAAAGAAGCAATTCATCATTGACACGAATATCGGACATAAGTCATGGGATGATTGGTATCAATACATTGAAGATTTGAACGATGAATTGCCAGATCCAGAAGGACTAAGCGAGACTTGGGACAATATGCCAGATCTTGCTCCCGAGCTTATCAAAGGTGTACTCAGACAAGGTCACAAGATGTTGATTGCGGGACCTTCGAAAGCTGGGAAGTCATTCGGGCTCATCAATATGTCGATTGCAATCGCTGAGGGCTCGAAGTGGTTCGGTTGGGAATGTACTCAAGGAAAGATTCTATATGTCAATCTCGAGCTTGATAGAGCCTCATGCTTGCACCGTTTCAAGGATGTATATGCAGCAATGGGCATCGAGCCTCGAAATGTATCTAATATCGATATATGGAACTTGCGTGGGAAGACAGTACCAATGGACAAGCTCGCACCTAAGCTCATCAGACGAGCCCACAAAAAAGGCTATATTGCGGTGATTATCGACCCAATATACAAAGTTCTAACAGGGGACGAAAATAGTGCGGATCAGATGGCTCACTTCACGAATCAGTTCGACAAAGTTGCGACAGAGCTTGGATGTTCAGTCATCTACTGTCACCACCACTCAAAAGGAGCACAAGGTGGCAAGAAATCCATGGATAGAGCAAGTGGTTCGGGCGTATTCGCTCGGGACCCAGATGCCCTTGTCGATTTAGTGGAATTAGAGCTCACGGATGAGATTATCCAGCAACGATGCGACCAATTAGCTTGCGACATCTACAAGGATGCCATCAATCGCATGAATAGACCGTACATGGAACAGTACATTGGACTAGACGACTTGAGAAGTCCATATCAAATGCGTAATCACTTCGAGAAAGCTGTCGTGAACATCCAAGATAGATGGCAAACAAACGAGCTCATCAACAACAAAACACGCAAAATCCAAACGATGTCAGCGTGGCGTGTGGATGGAACGCTTCGAGAATTCGCTAAGTTCAAACCAAGAAATGTGTGGTTCAGTTATCCACTCCATATTGTGGATGAAACAGGAATCCTCGATGATATCGAGTTGGATGATTCCAAATCAACTCCATGGTGGAAGAAGAACTTCGACAAGAAGATGACTCCACAAGAACGAAAAGAAGAACGAAAAACATCCTTTGACACAGCATATTCAGCTCTGAATGATGGACTCGCTCCAGTCACTTCAGAGGCACTTTGTGAATATATGGGCATATCTGAGAAGACTCTCAAGAGACGAATCAAGGAATTAGATGGGTATGAATTCGATGGTGAGAATGTAACCTTGAAAAAGTAAATTCGGAAAAAATCCTATTTTTGGACAGGACAAACTCGATTTGGACATCGGGACAAACTCGAAGACAAAATCGACTTTGTCCGTGTCCACGAGATAAAAATAATGCACCTAAAAGGTGTACTTGGACAGGACAAACTCGAAGACAAAATCGACTTTGTCCACGGACAGACAAACCATAACACTAAGAGTGTGTAATAGGGAAGTGTCCGAAGAATCGTCCATCGTCCATGATAGGAACAGAACAGGTGGGCTTTAGACTCCGCCCACCATGTCTGTCCTTTCTACCATGGACAAAAGCGAAAATAAAAAAAGAAAAGTCTGTGTGGAATTTCACAAACTTAAAAGGAGAAAAACATGGCACGTAAAAAATCAAAATTGTTGGAAGTCGGAAAAGAGATGCCACTCTTATATCACAGATTTCCAGATGAAGAATATGATCCAACTCAGTCTCAAGTGCTTGAATGGATTTCAAAACAACCCGAAATAATGGAATGGATTTTCGCTCAATTAAAATCAACAGGCTATATCGTCTATGACCCTCAATGGCAAGCCTGGAGAGGTGTTGGGAATCATGATTGAATTCTTCATTCCTATGGAAAAGATTCCAACGACTACTCATCAACAGAAGCAAGTCACTTGTAGGAATGGCAAACCTCATTTCTATGAACCTCCCCAACTCATACAAGCTCGAGCGAAGTACATGGCACACTTCTCTCACTTCGCTCCTAAGAATCCCCTGCGTGGTTGTGTGAGGCTCACAATCAAATGGTGCTTCCCTTTAAAGGATGGAACATACAACGGACAATATAAAGGCACTAAACCAGATTTAGACAATATGGAGAAGTTGCTGCTTGATTGTCTCACTGATTTGGGGTTTTGGGAAGACGACAACAAGGTCGCTTCAAAAATCTCAGAGAAGTTTTATGCAGACTTATCAGGAATATATATCAGATTGGAGGAGCTTGAATGAAATTCGATTATAGAAAGTTCATGAATGAAGTAGTCGATTGGATTGAAGCTCAAGAAGATGCAGCTCAACGATATGGATTTGGTTCAGTTGAGTATTTTAATTGGGTATTCGAATCGAGTGGAAAGCTATGTGATAAATATGAGAACCATCCATTCGCTCTCAGACAAATGAGAATGGTCTACGAGCACATCGATGAAGCTGCTAAACAAATGAATTAAAGGAGCGATGCTCATGAACAATATAAAAATGTATGTCATTCGAGATGCTAAATATCCACAATGGTACTTCCAACATATCAAGGACTACTCAAGTATGATGGGGTATCTTGCAAAGAACCATCCACGATATACGCATCAATTTACAACTGACATTAAACAAGCGATGCATTTTAAAACGCCAAATGAAGTTTTGGAGTTTATCAAAGAACATGCTATCGAAGGGACTATCGTTAAGGACCCGTACCAAGAACGAGTTAGCAAAGTGGCTTTTAAATACATGGGTGAGAATTACGGTGAAGCGATCACGTACATCCATGGGATGATTGAAGATTCGAGTGAGAAGATGTTAGCTGCTTCCAAAGCGTTAAAAGTGAATGCAAATACGCTGATTAAATTTATGAAAGACCCGTACTCAGTTGCAGCTCATATTCGAGATCGTATTGTAGAGAATTTGGTAAATCTAGAAAAGGCGGTGAAGTCAATTGGCTAAAAACAAATTTGAAAAATTAAAAGACGATGTGCATTACTTGATTGTGGCTCATTGTAAATACAAGGACATGTTAATGTATGACAGAGCGTTGAAACAGTTCCAAGAAGATATTAATTATGGACAGCTTGAAGAAATAAGCTACGATGAACGATTCGCTTTCTTGTTGGGATTTGAAACAGCGTTGAAGGCGATAGAAAACGCAATTGAATTAAGCGAGCAATTGAAGGAAAATCCAGACATGATTGAATGGCCAGCAGGGTTATGCCCTGATGATTACAGATACTAAGGAGGATAACGATGGAAGATAAAAAACAAGATGAAAAACCGTTGGAAGAGTTAGTAAAAACAGCAGATTCTTACAGAGCGTTCTTTTCTAAATTAGCTAATGAATTATCAAAAGTATTAGCTGATGTTAAAGCACCTTATGAAGAGGAAGATACATGGGAAATGAAATGCCCGTATGAGTATGGGGATAAACATTATTGTATCCAATCGAGTGGAGACGTTTTTTCAGATTCTTGGCATGACATAGAAGTCGATAATAGTTTTTTTAGTCAAGGTAACATATTCCCAACTAGAGAAGCAGCAGAACTAGAATCCAAACGCAGAAATCTACTAACACGATTCAGAGCATTCAGAAACGAATGCAATAGGGATTGGAAGCCTGATTGGAGTGAACAAGACTCAAAATACTTTTTATGTTATTCTCAAAAATTTGATATTTTGTCTACCAATGATATTCATATCTGCGAAAGATTTCACACATTCGGTTACTTCAAAACCGAATCCGATGCAAGAAAATCCATCAAGCTCTTCGGTGATGAGATTATCGAGCTGTTCGTGAAGAGTGAGGGGGGAGAAAATGAAAACAATCAACGAAATAAAAGACGATGAATTGGTCTTTAATGAACAAACTCATTCTCAGATAGAGGCGTATGATTTAAAACGTGATTGGAATTCGTTTAATGAAGATGAAAGAAGTGGTTGGAGAACTCTAAAAGAAAGAACAATCAAATTATCCGCTGAATCTGTATTGGATTGGATATATGACAGCATGGACTCAGAAGGATATGAAGATATGTTTGTTTATTTATGGGACGACACGTCCGAAGAATTTAAGCAAAGATTACAAAAAATACTTGATGAAATTTCTGATTTTCCAAGTGCGATGATTTTAGATGTTGATGAAACTATCAATCCTTATGTGGATTTAGAGGAGGAATAATAATGGAATTAATCATATTTTTAAAAAATGGAGAAACTTTAAAATTTAGTAATGTGTCAAATGTAAGATTTAGCACGAACTTCTTTACGGTGTTGTGTTTTGACTATGTAAGTGCATCGAATCATAAAAAGAAAAGTGCAGCATTCAATTATGTGCATCTAGCAGGAGTATCATTCGAGGAGGAATTAGTAGATGTTGACAGTTTATTCAAAGCCTAAATGTATGCAATGCGAGATGACGAAGATGTGGTTGACTCAGAATAAAATACCCTTCGAGACAGTGGACACAGAATCAAATCCGGAAGCTTTGGAGTTATTGAGTCATTATGGATGGCAAACTCTTCCAGTCGTGGCTATCGATGACGAAATGAGCGACAATTCTAAATCCTGGAGCGGTTTCCAAATCGATAAGTTAGAAGCTCTATTGTGAGGTGAATAATGGACAGTAGAGGTTATTACGGAATATGTGCTGGAATTATTGAAAGAGCCGTTGATGATTACAAGATAGCCTTAAGATACTTACTTTCTAAAGGAATTGTAAAATCTGATTGGAATCTAAAAGAGAAACATTTTAGAAACAGGCACCATAGAGAAGCGTGGAATGTAAAAACGGATTGTGAGCGGTTCTTTCTTAGTCAGTATTTTGACTATTTATCGAATACAGAAGAATTCGGTTCAACCTTAATGAAACGGATTAGAGAGGATGTGAAAAATGGGAATTAAACATCAATTGAAGCAAATTCGCTTAATCGATTTGGAAATAAAAACAAAAATAGAAGAGTTAGATCGTTTGAATAATTCTTTCTTAAAATCTCCTTCTCTAAAAGAAGTGAATGTGCAAGAGTCGAAAGTAGGACTTAAAGACGATGCTTACGTCAAATTGATTAGCTTGAGTGAGTACATCGACCAAAGGGTGGATAACTTGATTGATTTGAAATATCAACTGATTAAAGCAATTGAACAATTGGACGATTCTAAAGAACGAACCATCATTTGGATGAAATACATTTCTTCTAAGAATTGGGATGAGATTGCTGAAGAATTGCAAATCTCTAAAACTACACTATTCATTCTTCATGATGAGGCAGTTAAGAAAATCGAAAGATGTACTAAAAAAGATGACTCTGTACCGAGTAGTACTAATGAATCTATGATATAGTTATGATGTGAAAAGATGTGGAAAGAGATATTCTTTTCTCGTGGTTTAGAATCCTTTATTTTTTTTCCTCTCAAGCCCTCCAGCTTGAGGGGTTTTTGTATGCAATGAAAGAGGTGATGGAAAATGGGATGACCGAAAAACAACAGAAATTTGCCGATGAGTACATCATCAGTTTGAATGCTACTCAGGCTTATAAAAAGGCTTATCCGAATATTAAGAACGATGATGTCGCAAGAGCGAATGGAAGTCGATTGCTTGCAAAAGCTAACATAAAAGCCTATATAGATGAACAACTAGAAAAGTTAAAGTCCGAACGTGTCGCAGACCAGCAAGAAGTGCTTGAGTTTTTAACGGCAGTTATGCGTGGAGAAATCACAGAGCCTTTATTAGTTCTTGATGGTGACGGATGTCAAAAAGTCATGGATGCTAAACCGAATGTGTCCACGAGAAAGAGTGCAGCGGTTGATCTTGGCAAGCGTTACGGTTTGTTCTTGGATAGGCAAGAAATCACTCAAAAGAATATCGACATCAAAGTAGGGGATTGGGATGACGACGAAGACTAATCCGAAAATCAACATCATCATCGATCGTCCTAATCGTGTTTTTAATAAGCATATCTACGAACATCTATTTGACTACGACACCTTCACAGAGGTGCATTACGGAGGGGCTTCGTCTGGCAAAAGTCATGGAGTGTTTCAAAAGATAATTCTTAAAGCGCTAAAGTCATGGAACAAACCACGAAAAATATTAGTGCTGCGTAAGGTTGCTTCTACGGTACGTGACTCAGTGTTTGCGGATGTTCAAGCGACATTATCTTATTTTGGGATACTTAATTTGTGCAAGGTTAACATGAGTGCCTTTCGTATTGAATTACCGAATGGTGCCGAGTTGATTTTCAAAGGGATGGATAACCCAGAGAAAATTAAGTCTATCAAAGGTATTTCCGACGTTGTCATGGAAGAGGCGTCTGAGTTTACGCTTGATGATTACACACAGCTAACGTTGCGTTTAAGGGACAAAGTGCATAAACAGAAACAAATCTATTTGATGTTTAACCCGGTATCCAAAGCAAACTGGGTATATAATGCTTTTTTTGTGAGAGATCCTAAGAATACAGTGGTTTATCAAACGACGTATAAAGATAATCGTTTCTTGGACGACTTAACTAAAGAGAATATCGAGGAACTAGCCAACAGAAACGAAGCGTACTACAAAATTTACGCTTTGGGTGAGTTTGCGACACTTGATAAATTGGTATTCCCTAAGTATGAAAAACGATTGCTTAATAAAGACGAGTTGGCGCACTTGCCAGCTTTTTTTGGTCTTGACTACGGTTTTATCAATGACCCATCAGCCTTGCTTCATGTAAGGATAGACGATGCTAACAAGCGATTATACGCTGTTGAGGAGTTTGTAAAAAAAGGATTGACGAATGACAAGATTGCTGAAAGTATCAAGGTTCTCGGGTATGCCAAAGAGCAGATACGAGCAGATAGCGCTGAAAAGAAATCTAATCAAGAATTGCGAAATCTTGGTATTCCTAGGGTTGTTGATGTGCAGAAAGGTCCTGGGTCAGTCATGCAAGGTATTCAGTATCTCTTACAGTACGATTGGATCGTTGATGAAAGATGTGTGAAGCTGATTGAAGAACTTGAAAATTACACTTGGAAGAAAGACAAGAAGACAAATGAGTACATTAATGAACCAGTAGATAGCTATAACCACTGCATCGATGCGATTAGATACGCTTTGCAAGACAGAATATATAAATCAAACATCAAACTATTTAAAGGAGGTTTTTAAAAATTGGCAAAAGTTTTTGTTAACAAAAGAAAGGT